AGTACGCCTGGAACGCCACCAAGGGTTCCGGCCAGAACGAGTTCCCGTGGCGTATCCAGACGCCCTACGGCATCAAGGTGGCCTACCGCCCTTACGCCCGAGCCAAGGTGATCCAAGTCGGCCAGACCTCCTGCAAACTGTACCTATTCTCCAACCTTTACTTCAAGGATTCCATCTCCCGCCTTCGCCGCGCAGGGCATCACACCTACCCAGAGGACGCCGGCGACGAGTACCGCAAGCAGATGCAGTCGGAACACCGCACCCGCCAGGCGAACGGGCAGGCCATCTGGCTTCCCATCGGCGAACGGGCGAACCACCTTTGGGACGCCGAGGTCATCGGCATGGTACCCGCCCTGATGGCCAAGCTCATCGGGCGCGGCAAGAACCGCAACGGTAAGCCCGAAGACCGAAAGCCTGACGAAAAGCAGGTCGAGGAAGAAACCGCTTGACGCCAAGACTCCCAATGGCATCTTACATCCCAAGCCGGCTGGCTCGACATACATACCACGGGTGGCTCTTGTGGATCGTTCATGGGGTGGGGTCAGCCGGCCCTTTTACACGGGGCTAAACGCAAATGGCACGACCCCAAGGTATCTTCCTTATTTTCGACATTTGCGACATCCTTGAGATCGTCGCCAAGGCGAAGGAACTCCTGAAGCAGGGTAAGACCATGATGGAATACTCCGACTCCGGCACCAATGTCGTGAAGGAGTTCCCGATGGACATCTCCACCGTTTTGGTGGAATGCCGCTACGCGCTGATGGTCAAAGACCCCCAGACCTACGGCTCCGTCGACCGTGTCAGGGTCATCAATATGCTCAATAACTTCCGAGGACTCTGATGCGACCCAAAAAGCCGAGCAAGCCTGCTATCCCGCAGGCCAAGAAACCTAAGACGCCCAAGGGAGCTGCCTCGCCGGTACCCGTGAAGCAGGCGTCGGGCGGCGGCTCTGGCCCGGGCATCTTCTCCAATTTCGAGTCGGCAAAGTTCAGCAACAAGCGTTCTTGGATTTGGTCGTCTTGGCCGCAGGACTTCAAGAAGACCATGACGGTCTTCGACCGCATGGAGACCACGCGCAAGATGCGCTGGTTGGAGTTGAACGCCGGCCTGATCCGTCAGGTGCTGTCGGACATGGCCCTCTACACGGTCGGGGCTGGCATCAAGCCCCAGTCCCAGTCTGGCGACGAGATGTGGGACGACGCCGCAGAAATTTACTTCAAGCAATGGGCTTCCCGCGCCTGTGATATCACGGGACGGTTCTCGTTCTTTGAACTCCAGCACATCTGCTGCCGCCTGATGGATCGTGACGGCGAGTGCTTCATCATCAAGACCCGTGGCCCCGGCGGAGAACCCCGTCTTCAGGTCATCGAGAGCCACCGTGTCGGTAACTCATCGAATAACGAAGTGCCTCCGGGCATGGTGGACGGTATTCAGTTCGGCCCCTACGGTCAGCCCATTTTCTACAACGTCATCCGTTCCGACGGCTCCAGCCGCCTGGTGCCGGCCAATGCCGTGATGCACCTCTACGAACCCGAGCTGGCCTCGGGTGCGCGAGCCTACAGCCCCCTCCAGCACTCGATCAACAATCTGGTCGATATGCTGGAAATCCTGTCCCTCGAAAAACTCGCCGTGAAGACGGCGTCGGACATCACTCGCACGATCACCCGTGAGAATCCGAACTTCGACGGCACCCAGTCCGACTTTGAAGCCTTTGGCATGAAGCCGCAGGACTACGGCGACGGCATGACCGACCCGAGCGAGGCTTCGACCTTCCTCGGCGGCAAGGTGCTGGCCCTCGCACCCGGCGAACGCCTGGAGTCCTTTGAGTCGAACCGCCCGAACAAAACCTTCGACGGATTCATCGAACACCTTGAGCGTGATTCTCTCGCAGGGATGCTCCCCTACGAATTCAGCGCGAACCCGACCAAGGCCGGCGGCGCGGTCATGCGTTTCGTGGTGGCCAAGGCCGACCGCAAATTCTCGCATCGTCAGCAGGTGATGATCCAGCGTTTCCTCACCCCCGTATGGGGCTACGTCATCGGCTGTGCCATCAAGGACGGTTTCCTCCGCTCGACCGAATATTGGACGAACGTCACTTGGACGACGCCCCGCCGTGTCACCGTCGACGCCGGTCGTGACGCACAGCAGAACCGCATGGACATCGAGTCCGGCCTCAAGAGCCTTACGGACAACTACCTTGAAGAGGGTCTCGACCCGAAGGAGAAGATGCGCGAGAACGCCGCCGAAAAGCGTTACCTGCTCGACCTCTCCAAGGAGTTCGACGTGCCGCTTTCGATGCTCTACAAGCCGCAGAACGTCGCCCCTTCGGATATCAACGCCGCCGTCGCCGACGACGAGGTCAAGATGGACGACGGTGCGAAGATCGTCGAAGACGACGTCGACCCTGACGACGAAGAAACCTTCAACAAATAATCCATGTATTCCCTTTCCAACGCTTTCAAGACCTTCTCGCCAATCCTAATCGAGCCGACGAAGGCCAAGGCTTACCTCGACAAGGTGGCCGAAATCTCCCCCGCCGACATCAAGGGCAATGGGGATATCGAGGACATGATGGAGATGCTCTTTGGCCCACGTCCGATGCTCGTCAAGAGCGGCGAGTTGGCAATCATCCCCGTCAAGGGAGTCATCGGTTCCGGCCTTACGGAACTCGAAAAGATGATGGGCGCGGTCGACGTCGATGACGTCGAAGAGATGTTGGAGGAAGCCGAGCGTGACCCCGGCGTCGAGCATATCATCTTTGACTTCGACTCGCCTGGTGGCACGGTCACCGGCGTTCCCGAACTCGCCGAACGCATCCGCAAGTGCAAGAAGCACACCATCGGCTACACCTGCAAGCAGTCCTGCTCCGCAGCCATGTGGCTGATGAGCCAATGCGATGAGACCTACGCCAGCCCGTCGGCCACCGTCGGCAGCATCGGCGTCTACATTCCGTTCTACGACATGAAGGCGGCTTTCGCCGAAGACGGCATCACCGTCGACCTGATCAAGTCAGGCTGGGCCAAGGGAGCTGGTTTCGCCGGCACATCCCTCACCCCCGAACAGCGTAAACTCTTCCAAGACGACTGCGACGAGTCCCACGCCTGGTTCATTTCCGATATCCTCAAGGTTCGCACCTACGCCGACCCCGTTGATATGCAGGGTCAATGCTGGACGGGCAAGAAAGCCGCCGAGAAGAACCTCATCTCTGGCCTGATGAACACCCTTGACGACGTCCTGATGGCCATCGACCCCGAGGAATACGCCATTTACGAACGCGCCGAAAAACAGGTGCCTTCGACCGGCCCCGCCGGCTACGCCCAGGCCGCCGATGTCTCTCCCGAGCAGGGCGAGAAAGACGACGGCGTCGCCCCGATCTCCGACGACAAGAAGAAGAAAAAGAAGAAAAAGAAGAAGCCCGACGGCACGGACTCGGATGAAGACGAGGACGAGGACGAAGCCGAGATTCCTGACGACGGATGCCCCCCTGTGGACACCGACTGCAAGCCCAAGGCTTGACACTTGGCTAAACCCAAGATGACGCTCGAAGAACGCCTTAACTCGCTGAAGGAAGCCTTCACCGGCAAGACCGCTGAGGTCGAAGCCAAGGCCAGCGAAGTTGCCTCCCTGTCCGCTAAGGTGGACGAAATGACCGCTGCGATGTCCGCTAAGGACGCTTCGCTCGCCGAGTTCACCGCCAAGGTCGAAGACCTCACCGCCAAGCTCGCCGCCGCCGATGAACTTCGTGCGAAGGCCGAAGCCCAGGCGAAGGAAATCCACGCCTCTCAGGAAACCGCTGGCAAGAAGGCCGCTGCTATCGCCGCCTCCGTCGGCGTCTCCCCCCTTGAAGTCACCCCCGCCGAAGTCGCCGCTACCTCCAAGAGCGACGAGGATATCTCCGCCGAGTGGGTGGCCCTCAAGCAGAAGGACGGCAAAGCCGCCTCTGATTTCTACAGCAAGAACCGTCCGGCCATCCTCCGCGCCGCCGGCCTTCGCTGATCCTTTCCCTCTCCAACCCAAACTAACTCCCTACTATGTCTAACAGCATTGGTGGCTTGACCCTCCAGCTCGTCGCTGAAGAGTCCCTCCGCACCCTCGTCCCCGAACTCGTTCCCCTGACCGAGATCGCCGTCACCGACTTCGGCAACTACGTCGCCGAGCGCGGCACCACGGTTCACACCCGTTACGCCGACTCCTTCACGGCCACGACCTTCAACCCGGCCAACGGTTTCGTCCCCGCCGACGCTAACTCGACGGACGTCCCCGTGACCATCGCCGACCTGAAGTATGTCGACGTCGCCTTCACCGACTACGAAGCCTCCACCCTTAGCCTGGAACGCCTCCGTCGCCTCTTCTTCGCCCCGATTGCCAACGCCGTCCAGAAGTCCCTGTTCGACGAAGTCCTCTCCAAGGTGACCGCCGCTAACTTCGCCAACGCTGCTTACTCCGGCTCCACCGCTGGTTTCAACCGCATCGCCGTTGCGAACGCCGCCAAGAACCTGACCAAGGCGAACCTGCCTCACATGAACCGCAAGCTCCTGCTCTCGCCGGACGCTCTCGGCCAGCTCG